ATAGCTCTAATAATTGGCATTACAACTCCGTTACTCGCATATTACCAGTTACTGCATTTGTCCAAATAGCATCAATTCTACCCGTGTAAATCGGAGTAGGAAGTTCCAAAATATCTCCTGCCAATAGTTTATATGTAAAACTAGATGATGAGGCCGTCTCTCCAAACTTAACCAAACATGGCTGATCAGCATCATTGACAAAAATTGCTAACTTTCGCTCAGCGTTAGCGGCTAAAATCTGTGTGCTTGAGGTTGTTGCTACTACATTGCTTATTGAAGCCGTTGATGCTGTTGTAGAATCAGCAATTTGTTGAAGAGTCGTTTCAGTAGCGGCTCCTGTTGGTAAAGATACTGTGCCAGTAATGTTATTTATGTTCCATGTCCCACTTTGAGTAGCTGCTACTGTCCCATCAACTGTAATGCTGCCGCCGTCATCTGAAATTGGTACTGCTGATTGGTCGCTTGCTATAACAACTGGCAAGCTATTTGCCATTGTTTCTTGACCTGAAACTCCGTCAATATCACCCAATGCGATAGTAAGAGATCCGCTTGGTGTTACTTTTACATTAACAAAACCGCCAGCACCTGCTGACGTTTCGCCTGTAATAACAGATCGAGTAAGTTTAGCTAAGCTATATTCATTTAGCGTTTCGTTTATTGGAAAATCAGCACTGGTTGTTCCGCTTGCTACACACGCTGTATACAAAGATAGGTCTGTTGCACCGCTAACCTTTTTTACATCAATGGTAATTGGAAGTTCTGGATTCTGTATGCTTGGATTTAATTGACTATTGGGGATCTTAATGGTGTGAAATGTTACCCAATTGCCGTCAGGACTAAACACTTCAAAATAAATACTAGCACTGCCAAGCCATGCAAAACGGATTCTATACAGGTTACTGTAAGTAAGATTTATTGCTTCTGGACTTCCGTCACGGGTAAACAAGGAGCCCGCTGAACCATCTAACGGATCACCGTTCCAGCTTGCTCGTGCAGTGGTTGTATCACTTGCACCTGTTCTTAACGTGACACCAAAATTAGTTCCTTCATATCCAATAAAGAAACCGTTGTTAGTATCATACAGTCCAATCCTTTGATAACTATCAGCAACACCTGTAGTAAAAGCTGCTGTGAAAAAACAATACTGTTCATGTGCAGGACGATATTTACAGCTATGAACGCTAACACCTTTGGCAGTTCCTGTAGTATTTGTGCCAGTTCTGTAACGTGCATGGCCACCTACTATAGTAGCACTGCCGCCACTTGCAGTAGTGTTTGTAATAATGTCGCTGTTAAAAGAATCAAAAAAACTAATCTCTACTTCATTGTTTCTTACTGCTGTAACGGCAGCTCCTAAAACGTCGCTATTAAGAGTAGCAGTAATACCGCCAATAATTTGGCTATTTATGCTTGCTAACGTAGCTTCTGTAGCTACCTTACCGTCAATGCTGGCAAGAGTAGTTTCTGTAGCAAAGTCAGGCACTGTGAGGTTTTCAGCTCCTCCAGCACCATAATCAATAGCTACTACCTGAGTTTGTGTAGTTCCCTTATCCAGTGTACGCACTGGAATATCAGCATTTATACTGGTGGGACTGTTACTTACGGTAACATTATCGCTCATGTATTAGCTCTCTTCTTCTTCTTCTATGTCGGCTAATTCAATACCGCTTAGATTCCCAAGCTCATCATTTATAAGGTTAGCTTTTCTCTTTGCACGTTTAGGCATTACATTGTTAATTACAATAGGTTGTGCCTTAGCTGCTGTTTCCTTGCTTTGCTCTGTAATACTTTGCATTGCAAGTCTTATGCGTTCTAGCTCCTGCTCTGAGTTAAGCCTTCTTTCCTCCATTAGCTTTTCAGTCTCAGATAGCTTAATTCGCATCTGCTCAAGCTGTAGCTTTTGAATCTCTAGTATCTGATTCATTTGTGCAGTTTCCTGCTGAATAGCTTGCTTGGTAGATTCATTGGTGCTTTCAGCTTGTACCTGTAGCATTTCTACCTGTACTTTGCTTTGCTTGACCTGCACTTCTTGTTGCTTAATAGCAAGTTCTTGCTGCGCTATGTACTCTTCTAGCTGATACTTTTGCACTGCTAATTGAGCTTCTAATTGATCACGCTGCATCTTAACTTGCTGCTCTTGCATGGCAATCTGATTCTTAACAGATTTATCCTGCATCTCCATCTGTGTAGATGCCATTCTAGCTTCGGCTTCTATTTGTGCAATTTGCAGTCGCCCTTGCACCTCTTGCATGACTGGATCCGGCGGCGGCGGTTGTTTAGCCGCTTCTTCCTTAGCCTTAATAATCTCGCCCAACGCTTCAAAGCCCTGCGTAAACACCGCATCTAATTCCTTGCCTCCCTTAAATCGCTTAATCATGTTTTGAAAAAGACTCATGCTAAACTGCATAAGAGGTGGATACTGCTCAACAAGACCTCTCATTTGGTCAAAAAATGCGCCTGTAGTTTGTATGAGCTGCATACCTTCTTGCTGTTGCTGGCTTTCATTTACCGCAACCATAGAGTCAGTACTTACCTGAATACGGTAAGACCGCTGCTTGTTATCTCGTAGTATGCTGATAATAGCCTGTGCAAATTGTTGAATCTGCTCTTCTGGAGATGGCATTGGCGGCGGAGGTGGTGCAGGTGGCTGCATTTCTTGTGGTGGCATTCCCTCTTGTGGCATTTGTTCAGGAGCCGGAGGGGGCGGAGGAGCAGGCTCTTTAATCAATGGAGCTACAACCTCTGAAACATTACCAATATCTAGGATAGTTTCTTCATCGAACTGCTCTGCAATAATAGCAGCTAAGTTACTCACTGCATCAGATACAAACTTGGCAAACATGTTCTGTCTTACAATAAGACCCATGCTAGACCAAGCATTTTCAAGCCTATTAGCTGTAGCAGACTTATATTGCTCGCTTGTACCTCTAAGCAGATCAGATACTTTCAATGTTTCGTAAAGCTGTCCTAATGCAGTTTGTCTAGCTGTTTGAAGCACCTGTAATGCTTCTATGTAAGGAGCGATATTAAAGCTCTCAACGCCACTAGCTAGTCCTCCACGCATCTTATAGCTTGGCCAGTTTGTTACAGGGATTAGTTTTAGATCGCCAGTTAAAAGCTGCTCAATTTGATCGCCTAAAGTAGAGTCATAAACGCTATTAGTGCGGATAGCTTGGGTTACAGCATGAATACGAGTAGTAAGTCTTTCTACCTCAAGAACTTGATCCCTAACATGAGTATAATCGGAAACAGGAATAACACTATCGGGGTCATCAGACTGAGTAATAACAGAACAAGGGTAAAACTTCTCAAACTTAATAGGTGGAGCGCTCGTCTCGATAATCGGTTTTTCAGCATCTTTTGAAAGCCAATATACTTTGCCAGTAGCTTCGCACCAAATCTCAAAAACTTCAGCTTTACCCTCATACTTATCATCCTTACGGCTAATAGCTTTTTTTATAACCTCTGGATAGCTTGTATAACTTAATGTTTTGGCAACATCTGCGCCAAACATGTTTTCTGCTCGCTCGCGATCTAAAAATGCTCTTCTAGCTCGCCATTCTACTTCCGCTTCGGTTCTGGCATCACTGCAAAAATAATCGTTGTATTGAACAACCTCCAAGACCGCTTTTTCGTCAACCTTGCGTTCAACTTCAACAGACACCATGACAATATTAGAATCAGTTTCGACAAGATTACTCGTATCACCTTCATAAGGCTTACCCTCCCCTGTCATTAGTCCTTCTGGTGTCTTAAATAACGCAATTTCTTGCATTACAGTCTCAAACTTAGGCTCGTACCTTGCCCACAATACAGCTTGACCAGTAAGCAAAAACTGCAATGCAGCTAAATAACCTACTTGGTCAAAGCTAAAATGTACGTCCATAGCGTACTGAGTGTTGCGCTCCAAAATAACGCTACCTAGCTGATATGGCAGGCTTCCACTACGTTTTCTTAGGTCTACTTCTGCTTGTGGTGTAGAGCTATAATAAGCAGGTAAAAGAGTGTTAATGCAGTACCACCATACGTTAATACGGCGTTCTACATCGTTCATTACCGTAGTATTTTTTTGAGCATTATAAACTCTAATAGACTCTTCAGCTTGCTCTATGAATGTTTTTCTACGCTCTTCTGATTCGGATATTTGTGCTTTCCACCACCTCGGAGTATATTTTTGTATAAGGGGTTGTGGGTTTTTCATATCCTTGCCTGTTTTTGTCGTTTACGCACTTTATTCACATAATCGGCTAAAACTATAACTCCTGGCTGCCTTGCGGCTTCTGCCTGTTCCCATTTAGCGTCAATAAGTCTAGCCTTACACAAATATCTGAGCGCATCGCAGGCATGGTCAGCGCCAGTAGTATCGGCATCTTCGGGCTTTCTTTTGTCTATAGCTAAAGATGGTAAAGTTTCCAGCAAATAAGGGCAAGTAGCAAATATGTATAGCAAAGGTTCAGGCTTGTGGACTAATCGTTGCCTAATCTGTGACCAACCTGAAATACGGTCGTTATCAGCTCGTCTAAAACTAGGATGTTTGTAGGTAGCAAAAACCTTATTAAATTGGTCGTTAATGCTAGGTCCACCATCGTGCGAGAATATGGATGGGTCAGCTACTGCAACCACTCCTTCTCCGACAGAGGCACTTGCAATTCGGTCTGCTTGCTGCTCGTTGTCAATACTTTTGCCGTGCATTTCTCGATATATAACAATTGCTCCTTTAGGGTATGGTACTTCATTGCCATTATCATCCCTTCCAGAACTAACAGCACCCCACACAGCAGCAAAAGGACTCCTGTAGCCCCAATCGTAACCCAAGTAGCGGGGCCAGTGTTTTGGGATGTTAAAAGGACTAATAATATGTTTGCTACTAAACTCAGGAAAATAGCTACCTTCATGGATTTCAAAGTCTCCTTCTAGCCACGCTCGCACAAGCTCAGGACTACCTACCATGTGCAACCGATCTATATACTCAGGGTCTTTTGCTAATAAAATCTGATTATCGTGTACCCTACTTGGTATATAGATATAATCAAAATGCTTTCCGTTAGGTAGCTTCTTTTGAAGCATCTTCATTCCTTTAGGAGCTGGCTTTATAAAAAACTCCTTTAGCCAGTGATGCCCGACACCCCCAGGATTAAAAGTAAGGATAATTTGACCACCGCCTTTACCTCGCAAGGCTCCAAACAGCTTCCAAATACAGCTTGGCTCTCCGTAGTTACCTGCCTCCTCAATAGCACAATCAGATAGATTTTGCCCTTGATACTTCTCAGCATCAGTAT